CCCGCTTGCGGGGGGGAGCCCCCCCCCCCGCCGCCCGGCCTGCCATCAGCGGGTCCATCGAATTGGCGGCGCCCAGGTCTATCGGCATCCCCGCCGCCGGGCTATCAGCGGGCGCAAGCGCGTCTAGGCCGCGTGTTGGCGCAGTGCCAGCGGGTATGGCAAGCGCCGGGTTCATCAGCCCCCGCCCGGCGCCAGCGCCGGGATCGGGGTTCTGAAGTACGTCCCTTGCACGCGAAGGATCCGCGTAGGCCGCAGCAATATCCAATGCGGCGCGTTCTGCCTCGCTACGAAAAGCCGGTATTGGCGCAAATGGATCGGCGCTGCTGCCGGGTAACTTATCGCTCAGGAAATTGCTGATGGCGGTGGCACCAACCCCTGCGGCCAAGAGGCTCCCAAGGGTGGCTATGTCAGCGGCGGTAAGGCCCGCCGCACTGGCCGCCGCTATGACGGCAGGGAATACCGCCGGTTGCATCGTCGCTTCAGTATTGCCGGTCGGGGTAGTCGGCCCGCCCTGCATTGCTGACGCAAACGCGGTAGGGGAGACGTACTCGCCGTTCAAAAACCGATTGCCTTGATCGTCCGTACTGCCCAACGCGGGTTCTGCGCCGCCGACGTAGTAGGACCGCCCGGGCTGAATGCCTTCCGGCAGGTTGCTGGCCGGTGCACCACCGCCCGTAACGCCGGCCTTCATGCCCGCCGTGAGCTGGCCGATAGTCGCGTTCAAGGCGGCGCCGGTGGGGTCCTTGCCCAGCAGAGCGGCGACCGCCGTGGGGCCAAGGATGTTCATTACCGCAGGCGGGATGTTCAAGGCACCCGCTGCCCCGCCCACCAGGGCATTCGCGCCAGATGTAGCCGCCCCGCCCAGGCCGCCGGTGACCAGTGCGTCGCCAATAGACTTGCCCGTCATGGCGGCGCTCAGGCCGCTCTTGGCGGCACCGGTGACCGCGTTCGAGGCGATATTGCCGAACGTGCCGCCACCAACGGCATTGCTCGCCGCCGAACCTGCCGTGTTGATGACCGGCGCAGCGGCAGCGCCGACACCGCCAGTCAGACCACCCGTCAGGATGCCCTTGAAGACATTGCCGCCCTGGATGGCTGAAGACAGGCCGCCGCTGACGGCACCAGCCGCCGCGCCCGCGCCGATACTGCCGGCAGTCAGGCCCATCAGCCCTGCGGCGCCCAAGCCGATGCCGCCCGTCGCCAAAGCGGTCAGGACAGCCGGGAAGGCTTTGTCGAAGAAGGACGGTGGTTCATCCAGGCGCTGTGACGCAACCAGCTTGCCACTCTTGTCGAAGATGTCGACGGCGGGTGCCCCCCGGTCGTTCTTGGGGACGATCGCGTAGTCGCTCAGGGCCTGCTTGAGCTCGTAGGACGCGCCGCTTGTCGGTGTGTACCCTTCTTGGGTGCGGCCACCCGTTACCTCGCCCTGGATCTCGGTCCCGGGGTCGTAGCTGTACCCGGTCGTCTCGTACAGCGGTCCTTTGAACCCAATGATGTTGGCAAGATCCGACCAGTTGGTGCCGTGGTAGCCTTCACCGTAGAAGTCCTGGAACCCGTACCCCGGATCACTGACGATCGGTGCGCGCGCGGCATTGCGCGCCATTGTCCAATCGCGTTCCGCCGCAGCGGTATCCAGGGTGGTGTCGTAGGCGTCTTTCCCGTAGCTGTAGTTGTTGCTCTCGGTCGGAATATCGTAGACCGCCGCTACGTGCTGCGGCGTAAAGCCCGCCTGCTGCTCCGACAAGTAACTCTCAAGGGTCTGCCCCGGGGTGTAGCTCATACTGTCATTGCTCCGGTCAGGGCGAACGCCCAGTCCTGCCATTTCGAGAAGCCGCGAGTGTCAGGGACGCTGGACTTGGTGAAGTAGCCGATGCCTGATAGCGCCATGCCCCACTCCTGCCACCTGTCCTCGGGCAAGGTGCCCAACTGCTGGGCGGCGAACTGCTCCGCCGTCCTGGCGCACCAGTAATCCCACGTCAGGTTGCGGGGATCCAGGATCACCGCCATTATGGGTTACCCGTGCTGCGGACGTCGCTGGTTGCCAGTGACAGCATGACGCTGCCGGTCTGGTAGTCCCCGTTCTCGGTGTTTGACTCAAACCGCAGCCGCATCTCGCGGCGCTGCTCGCGCATGTCGATCTTGATCGTGTCGGGCGTGAAGGTGTACGGGTCCGACTCCCGGTCGACGTCCTCGGCGTAGCCCCGGCCCGTGATCACCAGGGTCATGTCGCCGGTCTGTACAAAGTCAGGCTCAACCCGCTCAATCCTCGTCCACACGTTGTCCCCAGGCTTCTGGGTGGCGCCCACCGTGCCGGTCAGGAAGCCCAGGTTGGGCGTCTCGAAGTAGCTGCGGATGGCGTTGACGGTGGTCAGGTATATCTGGTTGGTGCCCGTCTCGTGCTGCCAGAGCGTGTACTTGCCGGTGCTGTTGGCAACGTTGCCGGCCCAGATGGGCTTGGGCAACACCTCGGAGAACACGCCGGCAGAACGTTGAGCGCCGATCGCCTGCCCGGCGTCGTACCACGCCTTCTCGCGCACGTTGTAGATGATTGCGTCGGTGCACTCGGTGGCGTCGCCCTTGGGGTAGAACCACCAGATCTCGCCGTACCGGGGGATCTTGGTGGCCCAGACCTTCTGGCGCTGCACGAAGTTCAGGTTGTCGAAGAAGTAGTTTTGATTGACGTCGTTCGGGATCTCCTGGACCACGCCGTTGTACATCAGGAACCGGTCGACGCCGGCCCAGTAGAAGATGCCGTCGTACTCGATCACCGACTGCGACGACATGATCGACGTCTGGCTGCTGATCAGGTCGTAGGTCCAGTAGAAGTTCTGGCCGCCCGCCGACGTCGGCGCAAAGCTCACCCGCACGAGGGAGTCGGTGGACCAGAACAAGCCGCTGGGCGACGAGGAGCCGCCGCGCAGGGGCAGGCCCCGCACGATCTTGCCGGTGGACGTGTTGTTGGCGTTGGCGTCAGCCGAGACCCAGTTGTCGAAGTCACCGGCGCTGGAGTTCTGGATCAGCCCGTTGTTGCCGTAGATGAAGAGGTACGGGTGCAGGACAACGCAGCCGCCCGACACCGCGATGTTGTTGTCGAACGTGGCCGTGATGCTCGCCGTCGTGGTGGCCGCAGCCGACATGACCACCGCCAGCAGGGTCACCGAGACCACCGTGGTGCCCGAAGGGATGCCCGTGCCGGTGATGGTCTGGCCGGCGCCCACGCGCGCGTTGAGCGCCGACAGGGTGAACGTAGTCGTGCCGTTGATGCTGCCGGCAGCGGTGAACACCCCCACCTTGGACATCGACAGGCTGCCCGGGGTGCCCGGGAAGACGCTGCGCAGCACGGGCGTGTTCACCGTGGACGAGATGGCCTTCAGGTTCTGGCCCGGGTGCGCCACCAAGTTGTTGGTCGCGCTGCCGGTCGAGTCGTACCCGATGTCGAACTGCCAGAGGTTCACGTCGCTGGACGTGAAGTTGCTCAGGGAGTAGGCGTAGGGGCCCGTGCCGATGCCGTCATCGGTGTCGGTGACCCACTGCTCTAGGCCACTGCTGTAGCCCGAGACCACGTAGTTCAGGCCGTTGGCGGCGGACATGTGCATGCCGCGCGAGATCCCGGTCGCGTTCAGGAAGGAGCCGGTGTACCCGCCGATCTTGCGCGGCAGGCCCCGCTGGAAGCGCACCCACTCGCCGTCGTTGTACCGGTTGCTGGCGAACACCGTCCCATCCCGTTGCAGGCCCGGGAGGGCCGTCATGGAGATGACCTTCTGTGTCAAAACGTGCCCCCGCCGATGCCCACTGGGACCGCGAACCCGGAGGCGCTGAGTGTGGCCGCGTTGGCCCCGGCGATCGTGAACCCGATCTGCGCTGATGCCGGCAGGTAGATGCCCGTGGTCAGGTTCGAGATGAAGTTCAAGGGCGGCGCAGCGGCAGATCCCGCATCGAGCGTCAGCCCGGTCACCACGCCCTGGGCGGTGCTGTTGGCGTTGTAGACGTTGGTGCCGTCGCACACCGCCATCGCAGTCTTGCCCTGCGCCACCGTGACCGTGGCACCGCCACCAACCGCCGTCTTGAAGGTCAGCGTGTAGGACCCGGTCGTGTTGTTCGTGAACGAGTAGAGCTGCACCGTGGAGGGCACCACGATGATCTGGTTCGACAGCAGGACCCCCGTGTACTCCTGGACCGTGTTCGACGCCTGGGACGACGTGAGGGTCGTGGTGCCCCCTGTCACCGCCAGCAGGAGCTGGGTGTAGGCGAAGGTGTTTGATCGCCCGTAGCCAAACGTGTTGAAGTTCGTGCCGTCGGACGCGATCACCAGGGACTCGGTGAGCTGGAGTTGCTGCGAGGCGTTCCCGTCGATCGTGTTCGTGCCCTGCGGCGTCAGCGTCAGGATGCCGGTGCCGTTGTTGCGGATGTTGCAGAACCAGTTGTTGCCGACCGTGGTCGCCGGGGGCAGCGTGATGGCCCCCACCCCGCTACCCCACACCAGGAACTGTGCCCGGCTTGTGGCGGTCAACGTGGCGTTGGAAAACAAGGTCGTGACCGGGTACGCTTGGTTCAGGGTCAGGTTGATGGGGGTCAGGCCGTACCCGGCCAGCGCCGAGGCGTTGGCTGTCGATGTGCCGGCACCGAACGTCACCGAGGCCCAGGTGCCGTTGAGGGTTGCGTTGTCGGTCAGGAAGATGAACTGGGCGATGCCGGAGGCGATCGCGATGATCGTGTTGCCCGAGGTGTCGGTGACCGTGAAGGTATTGGCGCCGACGTTGCGCACCAGCACCGACTGCCCTGTCGAGACCTGGGTGGCCGGCGGCAGCTCCAGCTTGAGCGAGGCGACAATCGCGGTGACGTCGATGATGGCGCTTGCCACCGCCCCCTGGTTGCCGTTGATCGGCCACTCCAGCGCCACGTCGGCGCCCATGGTGAGGGCCTCGTAGCTGACCTGGGACGGGCTGATCGTCTGACCCGTAAATGGGTTGTAATAGGTGGTCATCAGGAGTCCTGTGCAACGGTTTGGCGGTCGCCTATGCGCAGCGCGTCCTCCGACTTGAGCGCCGTCATGGCCTCAGTGAAGAGCTGCGCCCACACCGCCAGCCGGGTGTCGTCCTTGAGGAAGGGCGCGGTCTGCTTGAGCGTGCCGAACAGCATCGCGTTGGGCGCGTTCTGGGTCAGCCAGTTGGTCTGGTTGGTGGACGACAGCGGCGGCAGGCGGGTGTAGCAGAGCGCCTCGAAGGCGTAGGGGCCTCCAGGCGTGGGCGCCACGAACCAGTGGTCATAGTCGTAGTCGGCGTAGTACACCGGTGTGTCGGTGGCCGTGACGTCGGGCCAGTACGAGCTCAGGTACTCCAGCTTGCGCAGGTAGATGGGCTGCTTGGTGTTGTCCCCGGTCGTGAGGGTCATGGACACCGTCTTGCGCCACCGTGCCGGCTTGGCGATGACCGGGTTGTTCGCCGTCATGTTCGACGTCACCACCTCCATCTGGCCCAGCGTCTTGATTTCCTGGGCGATCTCAAACTCCGCCATGGTGATGGCGGTGGGGATGAACGCAATGACAGCCGGGTCGCTGCGCTCCAGGTACTGGAGCACGAGGCTGTTCAGGCTGTCGTAGGTGAGGACGTAGGACGGTGTGGTCATCGGGGATCCTGGCGGGGTATTTTAGCGGTGTAGGACCACCAGCGGTAGTGCCGCCAGGACGCCCCCAAAGCACGTTGCGGCAGCGTCTAGGAATTCCACTCCGTGCGGGCCGTGCATGGGGTCGCCCGTTGCCCGCCAGTTGATAACCGCGTCACTGATCTCCTTGGCAACAGCAAACGCAGCCACCACGCCAGAAGCAATGGCAAGGCTATGAGAAGCAAAGAAGGCGACGTTGAAGATCAAGGCACCATACAGCGCATGGTTTGCCTTGTCGGGGGGCAGTTGGGGTAGGTTCATCGGGCGTTTGCGTACTTCAGCGGATTCTCGGCGAAGGCTGCGTAGATATATGTTGTGCCACTATTATTTATGTCTTGGTATAGGGATCTTAACTTAAACCCATTCGATACCATATCAAATGCTAAACTAGAATTATTAGCGTTTTCTATTGCCGATATATTTGGAGACAACGGGCTATTTGTGGAATTATAAGTATTTCTAGCAGAGTCCCAGATGTACCAATCCCCATATCCTACAACATAATCAGTACGCTTAATCATCAACCACCGTGGCCTAAACCCAGTGTATATAAACGGACCATCCGCACTACTATTGCCCGTGTAGCTACCAAATGCGCTGTAACCTGCTACCGGTGCCCAGCAGTATGCGACGTAAGTGGCTGCTGAATTGTTTACCGAATATCCTGTTGGGCCAATACTAAAAACAGAGTTAGTTGGGGCTGTATTGTTGAAAGCCACATCAGTATACGCAGCATCAGTTGTGTTTAGGGCTAAGTGCGCGGTAGGCGCAACGGAAGAATGGTACACAATCCAGCTAGTTGCTACTGAACGAGATTTAATGATGAACATCCCCGGAGCAACACCCAGCCCATGCCCCACCGTAGCATTAGCCCCTGTGCCCGTATACGTCACAACAGAGAACCCAGCAGTGGTGTTAGCGCGTACTTGAGACGATATGGTCCCTGTGCCGTTGGTTACCGTTGTACCGCCAGCATTCCATTGCCAGCCGACGTAAGTAATACCGTTTGAATTGCAGCTACCTGCCCCGCTAAAATCACCGGACAAAGAAAATCCACTACTACCAAAAGCGGTCAATCCAGTTCCTACACCGTTGGCTTCTACGTTTGTTGCATTGGGGTTTAACCCGTAACCTGCCCCCCTAATAACATCCTGGGCCAAATGATTAGTAATTGTGTTACGCCCCTTAAACCAAATAAAATCGGGTTGAAACGACACTGTGTTAACAGCGTTGCTGATGCTCTGCGTTGAACCATTCCCCGTATACAGCGTAGCAGCCATCGCCACTCGTCCATCAGGTACTGCAAATGTAGTTGCCATGATTAGATGTTGTAAGTGTTGAGAACCAAGAAGCCGGTGGGGGCGGTGTAGGTAAAGGGTTGCTGGCCGAAGTTGTATGCGTTGTAGTAGGTAATCCCAACGCCAGCGTTATCGCAGGCCGCAGCAGGCACCCAAGACAATCCTGCACCACTACTGTACAACGTACCCTGAGACACATTGTTCTTGTAGCACACCAACGTACCAGCAGCAGCATCATAGGCAAAACCAATAATATCCCCAGCGGTATAACTTGACCCGTACGCCGAAGCAGAACCGTTAAGACTTTTAGCCCCATCGTTTCTGTAGAATATACCTTCATTGCCAGATATATTGCTTGTGGTGCTAAGGGCTATACCCAATCGAGTGTAGCCTGAAGGGAAGTTTGTCCCAATAGTGACTTCCCAATAAGTTTTGTTTGTTCCTGACATTGCCATTGTGGCAACACCCACTTGGTTGCCATTGGTAGCAGCAGACCCCCAGCTAAGGTTCCCATTTATCATGCTGAACGGAACCCATGACGCTGTGCTGTTTGTATACAGCGGGTTGCCAGTAGCATAGTTCGCCACCGTCTCCGAGGTCAGTGTCGGCACATCAGTCAGTGAGTCATATGTGGACCCGGCAGTGAGGCTGATGTTGTTCGGTGTCCAGTTGTTACCGTTGCCGCTGGAGTCTGCCGCTATTGCCAGCGTGAAAGGGTACTGTACAGAGGTGACAACCGTGCCGGTGTTGGTAATGGTGAAAGCGTTGGTGCTGTTGTCTACGATAGTAGCGTTCTGTAGAGTCAGCAGGGATGTGTTGGTGATAGCCGTTAACGGAACAACGGATGGGGTGAAGTTGGCGGTGTAGACCGCTGTGCCCTTGACCACTCGGAGATTGGATATGGACCCGTTGAAAAATTGAGTTCCACTTGTACTACTACCAATATAAACAGGGTCAGTTGAGGTAAAATTATAACCGGTTGTTGTTCCAGTTAATGCTTGAGAAACACCGTTAAAGTATATTGTCAACGTACCGGCGTTGTAAACAACAGCAAGATGTGTCCAAGCATTTAATGGAAAAGTGGCTGTGGCACCTGCGCCAGCACCTGCAACGTAAAGTAAACCGCCTAATATTAGTACGTCAAATCCCGTGGCTGAATAGTTACTTATAATTCGTTGGGTTCCACTTGATGTTGCATACAACCACATTTCAGTAGTTGATGTAGCGCCCAACGCAAATGCTGCATTAGAAGGAGTAATTAACCTTTGCGTTGACCCATTAAACGATCCAGCAAACGAAGACGTAGAAACACTATTGAACGGCAAATAGAACCCATTGGTGCCGTATGTCCCGGCGTACTTGATGGGGAGCCACTGGTTGTAGATGCTGGATGCGCCGAAGGCTGTGGGGGCTAGGGCTTGACCGTCTACGAAGTTGTATTCGGCGTACTCTAAATCGGAGTGATAATATGTCCCGTTAAATGTGTTTATGTAATGCGCTGCTGCACTATTTACGTTTGTATTTGAGTTTTGCGTAACTGCGGTGCCAGTAAATGCACCTTGATCCACACCATTTACATATAATTTTGTTCTATTTGCGGCAGTTGCTTGTGTGGTATCCATAACAAAAACAATGTGATACCAAGCCGCTGGGTCACGAAACACCATAGGCCAATAAAGTAAAGTAGCTGCCGCCTCACGATATAAAAGGCGACTGTTGTACGTTGCCCCAAAAGCACCTGCTCCTGCAATCAATACGCTTGACCCGTCACCACCAGCATTAAGAATGTTTGCGTTTACTGCACCAGTTTCAATTCCACCTACTTTATACCAGACTGAGATAGTCCAAGTCTTCTGGTTGGTAGCGGTAGCAGGAGTCCTGTTCAAATACGCACTCGCAGAAGACCGGAAGCGCAGGGATTTGTTCAGGAAGTACCCCGTCACTGCACGGGTCAGGAAGGAGTTGAGTGCTGCGAACATTATGCGAACGCCTGGGCTGCGTTACCGTACCAGACCGAGGCAATACAGACAAAGCTGATGATGTCTACGCCCGTTGACGCTGTGGTGGTGATCGTCGGTACAGTGCCACCGGGCCATTTGACGCCTGTAAATGTGGCAGTCCTGCTGCCTGTCGCGTCCTGAATCAACCGGACGATAAAGCTGGTGCCGCTTGTGGCGGTGGGCATGGTAAACGTGCAGTTGCCAGTCAGCGTGTAGCTCAAGACCGTCCCAGAGGCTAGGGCCAGGGTCACTGCGGTGCTGCTGTTTGCAATGGCCGGGGCAGTCTCAAGGTACGCCGTGATCGTGGGGTTGGTCAGTACCGGGGTGGTGATCGTTGGCGTAGTAGAGAAGACCAAGTTCGTGCTGGTCGTCCCCGTGGCACCAGAGGCTGTGTAGCCCGTGATGTTGTTGAAGGATGTGATGCTGGCTGTGGTGGCGTTGGTGCCCCCGTTGGCGACCGCCAGGGTTCCTGCCAGGGTAACCGCACCAGAGGTGGCGGATGACGGTGTAAACCCAGTGGTGCCCGCCGAGAAGGTAGACACGTTGGTCGTTGCCGTGTTGCTTGCCAACAGCTTGACCGTACCCGCGCTGTTCTTAAAGTACAGCTTCTCATCAAGGGTATTGAGTGCCAACTCCCCGGCAACAAGATTTCCCGCTGAAGGGGTTGCTGCTGCTGTAGTCGTGTAGTACAACGAAATTGGGGTAAAGCCTGTTGCTGCCATCGTAGTTCCTTAAAATGTGCCGCCTGAAATGCCGCCAATTGCAGTCAGTTTCTTAGCTACGTAAACACCACCAGCGACCGTCAGGGCCCCCGTTGTACCTGATTGCTCTAGGGTACCGGGTACCGCGACCACAGAAGTCGCCCCAGTACCGCCAATGGTGAGCGAGGTCGTGGCCCCGGCAAAGGCCGTAAATGTTACCCCGGAGTCTATGCTCGTCGTGAACGTCGGCGAGGTCGAGAACACCAAGTTCGTGCTGGTCGTGCCCGTCGCACCGCTGGCCGTGTAGCCCGTGATGTTGTTGAACGACGTGATACTGGCGGTCGTCGCGTTGGTGCCGCCGTTGGCGACAGGCAGCGTCCCGCTGACATGCGTGGTCAGGCCGATCTTGCCGTAGCTCGGGGCCACCCCAACACCGCCAGAGATCAGGGCGTTGCCCGTGGCGACATCCGCCAGCTTGGACAGGACCGCCGTGGTCGAGGCATAGATCAGGTCGCCGATCGCGTAGCTGGTGATGTTCGTGCCGCCGTTGGCGACCGCCAGGGTACCGGCGACCGTGATGGCACCGGTGGTGGCGCTGGCCGGCGTCAGGCCGGTCGTGCCGAAGTTGAGCGAGCTGACACCGGATCCTGCGCCGGAGAACTGCGCCCAGGTGATCGCGGTCACGCCGATCGTGCCACCGGCGTTGCTCGTGCAGACCCAGCCGGTATCGGCCTGGGTGGTCCCGGTCTCGATGAACACGTACGCCCCAGGCACCTCGGCCCAGGTGTCCATGTCCAGGGCACGGGTCCACGAGCCTGCGGCGACAAGGTAGATGCCGTTGTTCGCGGTGGTCGACTGGTCCTTGACTAGGCAACGATCGCCTGCCACCAGGGCGATTCCGTCAACTGTCTGCGGGGCGGACAGCGTGATGTTGACCGTGGTCGCCGCGACGCAGGACGCCTTGGTGTCCAGGCCCTGGGCCACCGTGTCGACGTAGCCCTTGTTCGCGATGTCGGTGCTGCCGGACGGCGTGGTGCTCACCGTTCCTGTCGTCAAGGCAACCGAGGTCAGGTCAGTGTTCACCCCCTTCAGCGCAAAGGCCGCACCGGCGCTGGTCGTGGCGCCCGTGCCGCCGTTGGCGATTGGAAGCGTGCCCGTGACATCGGACGCGAGATTGATCGCCGGACCACTGGCGGCGGAGGTGAGCCGGCCCTGCTGGTCCACCGTGATGCTCGCCCGCGTGTACGCGCCCGGCACGACAGCGGTATTCGCAAGGCTGATCGTGCCGGTACTGGTGATCGGGCCGCCTGTGAGGCCCGTGCCCGTGCCCACCGAAGTGACTCCGGAACCCGTGGTGATCGAGCCCCACACGTTGTTCGCGTAGCCCTCAAAGGTGGCCGTGGTCGAGTTGTAGCGGAAGTTCCCGTTGGTGGACGACCCGCGCTGCCCGGTAGTGCCCACCGGGACAACTAGGCCACCGTTGCCCGACAGCACCGGGTCCGCCGAGATCGCGATCACCGGTGAGTTGGCGAAGTTGCCGTCGGTGACGTCGATCTGGCTGGTCGTGCCCAGGATCTGCCGGGTCGACACCGTCGTCGAGCTCGTCAGCGCCAGGGCGCCGGTGCCCGTTGCGCCAGCCACCGCCAGGGCAACCCCGGTCAGCGCGAACGTCGGGTTGCCCGCGACGCCGTCACCATCAGTGACCGACAGGCCGGTGGTGGTCGAGGACATTGTCCTGGCGGCCACCGCGTTGCTGGCGGTCTTGGCGATCATGCCGTTGGAGGCCGCCTCAAGGCTCCCGGAGGCCGCGTTCAGGGTGATGGTGAGGGTAGACTGCGCCCCCGCGTCTACGAGCCCCACCCCGGTCCCGTTGGACAGCGCGCGGCTGTTGGTGAGCGTGGGCTCCTGGTTCTTGGTCAGGAAGGTCTGGGTCTGCACGGGCGACCCGGCCAGCGCCGCAGTCGTCGTCTGTACCGTCACCCCGTTCTGGACGATCGGGACCGATTCCGTCCCCGTGATCGCACCAGCGGCAGGTAGTTGGGTGATTGTTACGTTTGCCATTACTGCCCCGGGGAGGTGGTCAAGGTGTCAAGGTTCCCGTTGTTCGTTGGGGTCTGCGTGTTCTGTTCTGGCGAAAGGTCCCACTGGTTGTTGCCGGTGGTCTCGATCGCATTCGGGTCCGTGGCGATGCTGACATCGGGCCTGGGAAACCGGATTGTGATCTTCTCAGTCGGACGCGGCGCCAGCCGGTACGGGTCCTTCTCGTCCGCGCACCCCTGGTCGCATACTAGCAAACCGGGAAAGTTCGGGTCAGACCGGGCCACCGAGTGCGCGCGCTTCATCTTGCACCGGTCGCAAATGAATATGGCGATGTCCGAACCGCCCCGGGTGTCGAGGAAGCGCGGCATTACGTGGCCCTTTCGGCTACGGTAACACTGCTTGCCGCAAGACGCCTAGCAATGTGCTCAGGGCTCTGCTTACGCCCTTTCAACGGGCTTACGGTCAGTTTTTTACACCCTACATTGGCTTCGGATAAAGATCTTTTGTGCTGTTCTGACTTAGGTCTACCTTTTAAGGCCGCAGAAATTCGTTGTTTCGTTTCGTCCGAGCGTTTAGCCCCACGCCCCGAGTCACCAATCTTCCGCTTATGTTCTTCAGTCAGTTTCGTACCCTTGAGCCGTTTACTAACCTCTTTTGCGTTAGCAATACGACCAATCTCGTACAGTCGTGAATTAGCTTTGGACCCGTCCTTAAACCATTTCATACGGACAACAGGCAGCCACAAATTACCGCCATGAATTTTTGCCAGTAACATGTGCGCTAGGAAATGCTCCCGGGCCGTAAGAAATACTAAATTGGATCTATCGTCGCTCCCACCCAGTGTTTTGGGCAGGATATGGTGCTGCTCTACGTAACCGTCTACGTAGCCTCTAATACCGGCTTTAGCGATCAGCCGCTGGTAAGCGAGGGTGTGATTCATTATCTAGAATATACTGATATATTCGGGGCAAAATAAATTGGCGAACGATCTCTTTCCTCTTGTTCTGCCATATTGAAATACTTCTCGGCTTGGACTTCAAGGTATTGGATCCGCCCAACGTCAACACCCGGGAGCTCTTGCGCCATTTGATGCGCCAGCATATTTTGAATCGCCATCAACCACCGATCGGGTATCGCTAATTGCCCGCTCAAAGCGCCCACATCCTCAATGTAAGCCGAATACCACACCGTCATCTGCACAAATGAACTGGATGGCGTCGGCCAGACTGTCAGTGTGGCCTGGGGTATTGTGCGATTAAGCCAATATTGGAAAGGCTGGTTGGCCGTGAAATTTTTATTGGGAAGATTTACATAATCGTCACGGTTGAGCCGCGACATGGTGATCTCGGTCGAGTTGTTTCCGAAGTACAGCTCACGCAACGACAGAGTAGTGCCGTCGGTGGCGCGCATCCGGTAGTACGACACGTCGGCGCCCGGGTCGATGTCCTGCCAAACCCACTCACCATCGGCCACCGGGACGTAGGTGCCGGTGTACAGGGTCTTCCAAGTGATGTTGTCGGCGGACGACTCGAAGACGTAGCTCCAGGCGCCGGATCCGACGGCGAAGTACGGCATGAACCCGATCGAGCCCAGGTACTCCGGGCTGCTGCCGTAGTTGACCGTGATGTCGCCGTTGGTCGACGTCTGCTCGCAGTACGTCGCGGTGTTCTGGTCGTAGACGTTGGCGACCGTGCCGCCGGCAGAGCTGGTGTACCCACCAGAGGGCTGCGTCATGGTCCTGTACAGCGCGTTCAAGACGTCGTTGCCACCGACCGGGAGCGAGTACTCGTACTGGTTGGCGAGCAGGCCGATGACCTGCTTCTTGATGGCGAAGTACTGGATGCCCTGGTTGATCAGGTTGCTCAGGACGTAGAAGAGCGACTCCTTGGCGGCCTGTACCTGCTCGACCGTCAGTTCCTCGGCGAGCTTACCCGCACGACGAGCACCGTGGTCGATCAGTTTCTGGACGCTGATGGTCGTCTGTCCAACGGTGCCTGAGTACGCCATGTCAGTCCTTTACCAGCCGGGGCATTTCCAACGCTTCAGCGACGCCTTGGCGCGGGGTGCGTCACCCTTCGAGTGCTCCACCACGCCGGACATCCTGGCGCAGAACGAGTCCTTGCGGCCACCACCGCCGGGCTGCGGCGCCTTGAGGTGCGATCCGGTCTCCCGATTGTACTTCTCGCGACCCTTGGCGGTGAGCCCGGCGCCCTTGGCAACCGACAGCTTCTCACCACGCCCGATCGCCAATGACGGGCCACCTTCTTTTTTCTCTACCGTTTTGGCGGACTGCTTGAACGCTTCAGCAGTTGGAGCGCCCTTTGCGCCTGGGCGGCGCATTCTCTCGTCGGACCCACGCTCAATGCGCTCTTGCTTGGCGTGGATGTTGGCGTACAAGCCGCCTTCCTTGTAGTTCTCCTTGTTGCCGGCCTCCAGCGGCATGCGCCCACGCACCAAGCCCGGGAGATCGACACCACGGGCCGCAAGCCTGTCCAGCGCCGCACGGGAATTCTCCCGGGTGTCGCCGCTCTTGGCCTGGGCGATGTCCGCATCGAACTGCGCCTTGCGCAGCTCGTCGGTCACGGTAGGCCGTAGGGCAGGGCCGCCGGTGGCGTACTTGCCCTTGTCGGCCTTGGCAAACTCCTTGCCGACCTTTTGCGGGACGCCACCAAACCCGCCCTTGGTGTGGGCGGCGGCCTCCATGAGGCGGTGCTGGGCAGGCGACCTGCTCGGCATCACGCCATCCCGCCAGACGCTTGGTTCAGGAACACGGTGACCGTCGCAGTGGCGGTCAACGAGTTAATCAATAGAAGCACCCCCGTTGCGCTGACAGAAGCGTTGGCCGAAATGGTGGTTGTCTTTGCTGCCAATGCCGAGATCGTCGTGGAAACGCTGTTGGAATCATGCACGTACACGTTGGCAAAGGTTTCGTACATCGTGTAGTTGATCGTGCCAGTCACCGCCACCGTCATGCCCGCAGCAGCCACCGAATTCGTCAACGCGATCGTTGGCGTGATTGCCGTCACCGCAATGCCGATCGACAGCACCAACGCGCCCATCGTTGCCGATGGTGTGATGGTCGTGACGGTCTTGAAGAACTTGGTGCTGGTGGTGGTCGACGCACTTGCAGGCCCGGTCACCGTATCGGTGATCAAATGCCCGTCGGGGTCAGTGCCCGCAATGGTGAACGTGATGCCCGCCAGGGTAGCCTGGGCTGGCGAGGTCAACGTCACGTAATGCGCCAGCCCGTCGGTGGTCGAGGTGGTGGTCGGCGCCGTGGCGGCACCGGTGCTGTTGAATGTCTGGGCGTTGAACGCGGTCGTGGACGCCACGGCAGGCGTGTACGGACCCAGCTTGATCGGACGCATGTACTTCTCCTGGTATTGGGAAAATGGGGGCCGGAGCCCCCATTCTTATAGCATGCCCCGTAGGGCTGCGGAGGTATGTCGATGTACCCGCTTGGCAGACCCGCCGCGCTTGTAGCCCGACAGGTCACCCGTATCGGGGGCCCCGAGTACCTTCTGCATGGCCTGCTGGGCCGCCAGGGAAGGCTGATTTGCCATCGTGGGCATGCCCATGGGCGGCATCCCGGTGGGCATGCCCGCCGGTACACCAGCCCCCGGCATGCCTTGCGGCAAAGCGTCCGGGCCAACCATGCCGCCGTCAGCCTTGTACATCACGCCGCCCTTCTTGCGGGCCATCGGGGGATTCACGAACCCCCGTCCAGCGCCGGCGCCCGGGTCCCGGGTCACGAGCCGCTTGATCGCATCGTAGGCATTGCCTGGGGCGTTGCGGATCGAGCGGGCCATGTCCATGTCGCTCTCGTCAGGGCCAATGGCCTTGGCGTAAGCGCCGCGACTGCGGTCAACCATGGGGCCACCATCGGCCTTCATGGTGACCTTGCCGCCCTTCTTGAAGGTGCCTGACTGCGCCGTGTTGCTTACCGGCTTGGAAGCCGGCTTGCTGGCGTACGCCACGGGACGGCCAGTGTCAACACTGCCCCCCGTGGCGTAGGCTTTTTTTGCTGAACCACCAGTCTTGAAGCCGCCCGCGTTGCCGTTGCGCACACCACTAGTGCTGGTGCCCGTCATGCCGGGCTTCATCGTGTCGGCGGGTCGGTTGGCCCAGTCGATGGATCCGCCCGACTTGAAGCCGCCGGAATTCGCCATCTTGACGCCGCTGGTGCCCTTGGCCGAGTCGTAGCGATCACCGCCCGACACATTGTTCAAGAACTTGCCCGCGTTGCCCGAGATGGTGCCGCCGTCCTTGTAACCGGCAGCGCCGGTACGGACGCCGCTGGTGCCACGAGCGCGATCAATCTTGTCGCCATCGACCATCTTGGTGTTGACGAAAGAACTGGCGCCGCCGCCCTTCAGCGCCAGCTTGGTGCCCTTGCCGCCCTTGTGCTCCTGGGCGTCATGCTGGCTCATGGCCTTGCGGATCATGGCCTTGTCTTGCGCCATGTCGGTGCTGCCACCCTTCTTCATCGCCGACATGGGAATGTCCGCCCGGCCACCACGCATTGGTGGTCGGACCCGGGGAGTGGGAACGGTAGGCATGGCGGCCATGCCCGAACCTGCTCGGCTAGAGTTTATGACGTCCTGCATAGTTGCGCTGCTATCACCGCCGGGCAATCCCACTACGCCCCGAGCTTTATTGTCCGTCTGGGCTTTGTAAGAATTACCGGCTTTCTGAGCATTTTGCACATCCGCCATGGTGTACTTGGTGTCGTACCCAGGCAGGCCCACAATCCCGCGCATCATGTCCTCCGCCATGACCGGACTCGCTTCAGACATCGCGTTATCCGAATCATCCACCGAACCGCCATACGCCTTCTTCATGGTCTTGCCGCCCTTCTTCATGAAGGGCGCGGCCATGGCCTTGCGACGCTCGGACATGGACGGCTTGCCGGGGCTCATGCCCCCAGCGTCACCGCCGCGTGGCTTGCCCACGGCAATCGCGACCGTCAGGCCCTTGCGCATGGGCGAGTGACCGTCCTGCTCGCAAGCCTCGTCCTTCATGTTGACGTGACCGCCCTTCTTGAGCTTGAGGATCACCGATGGCTCGGTGGTCATCATCTTGGTCATTGGTTTGAATTGACCCATGTCGCTCTCCCTTTAGGCTTGCGTGACGCCGAACGCGCCGACGCGGGTGGCATTCGGACCGACAGCGATACCCGGCAACAGGATACCCAGGACCAGTCGCTTGACACCATCCGGCGCCGACGAGGGGCTGAAGGTGCCACGGACGTCGCCCGTGGTCGATGTCGCAGCAGCGCCGACAGCCACCGCCAGGGTACCGGTGTCGATCGCAAAGGTGCTGTTCCAGCCAACGTGCGCCAGATACGAACCGTCCGAGATCCGAACCGGCAACCCGATCAACTGGGTGGTGCCGATCGTGATCGCGGTACCCGAACCGCCAGCGCCGGTAACCCCAGTGATCTGGTACCACGCCTTCTTGCCGTTGGTGGTCGCAGCAGCGACGCTGGTGATCACCTCGGTCATGGCTTGGCCGTAGTAGTCGTACCCGGAGATGGTGTACGCGCGGGCAGTGCCAGCGGACGCCAGGGTAACCGAGATAGCGCGCGGGCAGTCCAACTGCAGGACGGTGGTGCCGTCTGAGCGGACAACCGACTTGACGCTGGATCCAGCAGTCAGGGTGACACTCGTACCGGTAGGCGTCTGCGAGGCAGCGATGTTCGCCGCGTCAACGGTCTGGGGCAGCACGTCGAAGACGTAAATCCGGCCCAGGGGGCCAACACCGACGGGCATCGGGGAAGGGTTGCCCGCCAGAGCGTTGCCGGCAGCCGACACGGTAGCACTGGCAGAGGTCTGCGAGTTGTTCACCGTGTAGGTGCCCACGCCACCAGCGCCAGTAGCGAAGGCCGTGATGTACGTGCCCGTCGAGATGTTGGCGTTGTCGACGTACATGCCCACGGCGATCGGGTCGCCCGAGAGCATCTCGGTGACCGTCAGGACGGTGGTGGCAATCGAGCCCGTAAAGGTCGCCGTGCTGGCGTACGAACCGGTTCCCTGGTAGCCCTGCGCGGGACCCAGGAAGAGGTCATCTGAAAACTGGGGCATGGTGAACTCCTTCTTGAAAAGTTTGTTCAGTGCAATTGTTGGGTAGGGCGGGGATCAGATCCCCGCCCCTGGTGGCATCTTAGATGCCGGGCGTGCCGTAGGCGGCGCGCGGGTCGGTGAAGCCGACAGCGTAACGCTCGGTTGCCTTGTAGCGCATCGAGTCAGTCTCGAAGTCGCCTTCCATCGTCTTCTCCAGGCGACGGCGCATCAGGACCTTGAATCCTTCAGGCGCGTCGGTCTGCACCCACCAAGCGGTGGCACTGGTCAAGCGGCTGATAACGGCAGCGCCCTCGTCCAGCAGCCCGATCGACTTGACCGGGTTGATGTCGTTGTTGGCGTTGCCGGTACGCAGGACCGACTTGAGCAGAACCTCTGCCTGGAAGATGTTGCCCGGGGCAACGATGAGCTGGCGCGGGACCAGACGGATCTTCTTGCCGTTGTTGTCGACGGCAGAGCGGACCTGGATGAGCATCTGCTCAAGCGAGGTCTGCGACAGCACGGCGGCGGTGGCAAGCTGGTTGCTGAAGACACCATTGACGATCGGGTGCGAGGCGCTGATCAGGGAAACGCCGTCGCCGCCTGGGAATGCGCTGTTGAAAGCGTAGTTCAGGACGTTGGCGGCCAGCAGTTCCTTGGTCTCCACGAGCGACTGTGCAAGGTGACGTGCGTACACCTGACCCAGACGGATGTGGTCGCCATCCTCTACCAGGACCTTGGTCAGCGCGAACGCCAGACCGTAGACCTTGTACAGGTAGCGTTGCAGGAACAGCACGCCGCCCTGCTGGTAGGTCACCGGCGTGCCGTCAGGCAGTTGCGGTGCCGCGCCGAAACCGTACAGAACCGGCTCTTCGTGGTAGTTGCGGGGGATGCCGTCTTCCTCGCGGAACACTCGACTCCACTCGTCAGCTCGTTGGTCATAGACTCCATCGAAGCACTCGTTGAGGATAGGCTCAACGATGCTCCGGAAGTCCGTACTGCGCATTGGTGCGGCCATGATTGGACTCCTTAGATGGCGACGATGTTAGCTGTGTACTGATGGCGGCTGATCTGCACGCGCACAATCACAAACGGGTCTCCCCACGCATTGTCTACGTAGGGTGCGATGTCAATGATGCGGAAGTCGCCTTGCGAGCTCGCTCCAACAACGGTACCCAGCATCGCTTGCGACAGGCCGGTGGTTGTGCTACCGGCTGTGGCGCTTGCCATGTTGGCTTGGTCACCGATGGAAGTCTGCGCCAAAGTGGCGTTCGACTGCACTTCGTACACGATCGTCTGTTCTTGGTAGAAGTAGGCGAGGCAAGATCCAGCCTGGAACGCGGTGTTCGCGGGCCACTGGTTGTTGATCTGACGACGGCCCGACGGGG